TTTTTCAATCATAAATTTGGGTATTTTCTGTCCAACTCTTCTCGCAATGCTTTAAGCTTCTCAGCTGGCGTCCAAGGGATTCCCGCTTTCTTTGCCAGCGCGTGAAGTCTCTTCTTGTATCCATTGTCTTTTGCCTCGCCGTTGATTCTGTTCCTTACGCCCACACTCGTTTCTGGATAAGCCGGGCTTGCGGTTATCGTCACGTCATAGAGGCCGCTGATTTTTTTTATCTTTCGAAGATAAATGCCATCCTGCCGCTTCTCCCACACGTCGCCTCCATCCGCCACGCTGAAACTGAAAGAGGAACCATCGATATCCCCGCGCCTTACCATCTCCACGGTATAGTCGCCATCAGCGGTATTAGCGGCTGAGAACTCATAGTACAATCCGGTGGAGGTGATCCTTAGGGATAATGTTCCCCTGCCTTTCTTGCTCCGTGCCAAAAGTCGCTCCCGGTTGTGATCCACTAATGCCTTTACATCACTTCGCTGGATGAGTGCTTCGTCGATTGCACCCGGAAGGATGATCTCAACGAACCTTCGTCCAGCCTCAAATAATACCTGCGATGGGCTGTTGAATACCACTGCCATCCCGCTCACTTTTCGACCGCTCACACTTGGTGCGGCTGCCGATCTTACCTCTCTGTTGTTGTCTTGCATTGTTTTTTGATATTTAGCTTATTAGTAATTACTCCCCACCATCTGAAACGAAAAATCCAGGTTAGCAAGTGATCCGCTGCCGTTCCTAACTTCCACCGTAAAATACGTGGAATACATTCCTGTAACAACGCATCTTTGACCACTTACCAAAGGTTGACAAAAAACACAGTAATCTGCCGTCTTTACAAGTCCTGCAGGACGTTGGAAGTCAATCCGCATTATACCTGTTGAAATCCATTGGTCGGCAACTATATCTATTGCCCCCCATTTATTTAATACTGCCATGACTATAGGTTTTTTTCGGTCGCAAAATAACTCCCGGTCGCCTGCTGGTTAAGCTCCCAGTCCGTCAGGAATCGGCTGAAGCTGTCATACAATGGCTGGATTGCCTCCGACTGTTCGGCATCGGCTTTTTCCATCGCCATCTTATAAGCTCCTACAATATTAAGTACTTCGCCGTGGCTGTATAGAATAGCCTCCGTAGGTAGATTATTGTAAGGCTGGAACAACATCTCGATATTGCAGTCTGAATCCGGCAATAGGGAAAAATGCTCCGTTATCTCTGTGGGAAGTTCCGTTTTCGGCTTGTTCGCTTTCCACACACGATACTCGGATAATCCGGTCAAAACACTCTCAATAGTGGAATATTCTATTGCCTCGGGGTCTAACAGTCCCTTGGCTACAATTAGGCTTGCCTCGAAATGAGAGACAAACGTATCGTTGGAAAATATGCAGGCAGGGTAAAAATCACCCCGTTCGTTGATAGTCTGCTGCAATGTGATCTTTGCTTGTAATGGTATAATTCTTGCCATAATGTTAATTTTTAATTTGTTTTTTAGTTTTATTAATTGTAAAACATTTTCTTCACAATAGGATTTTCATCAATCCAATCATTAGTGTTTGGTTTGTATCGGTGCTTGTTGTCCTCAACCCATTTATGAAAATTATTCGGGAACGATTTAATTTCATTTTTTGAGTGGATCTCCTCATCTGTATTTAAACTTTTCAAAAATTCTTCTTTTGTTGCAAGTATGGAAATCATGATGCATCGGCATTGAGGATGGAAACCGCTGAATTTAAAGTCTTTAGGATAACGACCTTTTAGGCTTTCACATACGTCGCAATCGTAAACATGATTGCTCCTTCTTATCTCCTGACCTACTACAAAGTCAAGATTTTGCCACGTCTCCCATTGTGCGTTCCGGTATGTTTTATTTATTTCAGTGGCTGCCAAACGCCTGGCATTCTTAAAAGATGACCGGTACACTCCCTGCCCTGGATGATAATTGCTTGCATTCTTTGAAAGCTTCAAATTACCTTTCTCATCCATCACTCTGCGAAACAGCTTCTCCGGCTCTCTCAGGTACTTTTTCAGGTCAGATGAAATGCTGTTTGCCGACTTACCTTCCAATATCCCCAATTGCAGGGTGGCTTCAATCTGATCGATCATGCCGTTTGAAAGATTCCAAACCCGCTGTGATAGATTCAGCCCAAATGTTTTTCTGTTTAAATATTCCAAGATGTGAGGGCTGGCCGCCTTTTTAAATTGCTGTTGTAGGATCTCTGCAGGTACATTTTTTTTCAGTGATGAATAGCTTATCGCCTCGCCAATCACCCAACTTTGTTTGATTCCGCTCTGCAGTAACAAATACAGCTTATTCAGTAAATCGGTTTTGATCTTATTGGATATTTGAGTCTTCTCGATGTTATCCAATTTCCTGATCATCCCTTTTTTGATAAAAGAGTCAATAAATGGCAACATAACGACGGTAAACGCCAATTTATCATACATCCTGCTGATTTCTCTTTCAATATTCCTTTCTCCGTTTGCCAACATCTGTCTCAACTCTGGCTCGTTCAATTCGTATAGTTCTTGTTCGCTCATAATCTGTTATTTAAAATGGAGTTTCTTCTGCATATTCTGGTATATGATCGCCTAACTCTGTGAAGTGAGTTGTTTTCGCGTCAAATCCACAAATGAATTTTAATAAGCCGATATTTCTGCCTTTTGCCACGTCAATCATCGCTGTTCCTTTGGTCGAATAACTCGAAAATGGCGCCGGATAAAACTTACTATAGATCTCTGGCCGGTAAACGAAACAAACAATATCGGCAGCCTCCCCTATCTGTCCGCTATCTCGCAACCTATTCAAGTTCGGTACCGGGTTTTGATCATTTCTGTTTAGCTGCGAAAGTGCAATGATCCAGATGTCAAGCTCCTTTGCTAAGTTCTTCAATCGTCTTGCAACCTCCCCCATTGCCTGTTCTTTGTTGGCAGATCTTTGGTTAACATTTAATATTTGCAGATAATCAATAACTGCTCCTGTGATGTCATATTTATGCTTTAAAGATCTGATTGAGGCAATGATCTTATCAATGTTTGAGGTGCTGCTTTCGTCGAAGTAAATCGGTAGATCATGAATTCTATTTACTCCTTCATCCAGTGTTCGCAAATAGTCAGGATCAAGCTGTGAGTAGAGAATCTGATTTGCGGGGATGCCAGTGTTCATTGAGAGTAACCGGGCTGCCAGTTGGGTCGCTTTCATCTCCATTGAATAGAACGCAACAGGGACGCCCTGTTTTATCGCTGTGTCAATCATTGATAATGCAAGGGATGTCTTTCCCTGCGATGTCTCCCCTGCAATAACTATCAGGTCGCTTTTCTGCAATCCTCCTGAAGCTTTGTTTATTTGAGCGAATCCGGTATCAGTTCCAGTGATAGTGTTGCCTTGCAAGTTAGTTTCAATCTGTTTATAAACGCCTTTTATCGCCTCTTTTAGCGTCGATATCTCAGTAGATGCAACTGTTTGCGTGACGGTTGTTAGTTCACCCTGTAACGAATAAAGAAGATCATCTGTTTCCTTTGGTGAGAACACATCAGTAGTCAGCTGTTGACCTATCATCCACAATTTACGCCTCACAAATTTCTCTTGAATATTAAGAGCGTGATCGTAGTAATCCACCGAAAACATTCCAGAAATGTCCGCTAATTTGATTATCTTCTCACTGTTCCCCGCGTACTTCTCGGAAAGTATTACCAAATCAGCGGCCTTGCCTTTCCGGTTTAGCTCTGTGATGTTTTCGAAAAGTTCCCGGTGAAAAGGATCATAAAACATTTCGGGCGTCACTACAGGGCTTATTTCGGCCCATGCATTGATGTCGCTCAAAACAGATCCAATCACTATCCTTTCACTATCTCTGTTATGTGGTAATTCTTTATCCATTTTGCAGGTCTTTTTTTAACCAATTATTAACTGTGGAATACAAGTTTGAATATCTTTTTCTCAAATCTTTCCTATTCTCGATTTTCTCTACTATGTCAGCTATTTGTTGACCATTGTATTTTTGCTTAAGCTTTATAAATTCAGCCTCGGTTATTTGGTGTGGGAAGTTTTTTACATTACTGCAAAAAGGGGCATTTACTTTAATCCAATTATTGAATTTATTATAATCAGGATTTAAGGATTTGTCAGATTCAGGCGCGTTCTCTACTCTCTCGTTAGAGAGAGTATTTATAACAGTATCATTAACAGTTACAGTATCATTAACAGTTACAGCTTCGTTTGCTTCGTTTTGCTTCACAAATGAAGCATTTGCTTCGTTTGCTTCACCTCTTCTAGTCTTACCTGACTTAATGCCTCCTTTTTCTCCTGCTTTCGCTCTCGCTTTTCTTATTTTTTCATATTTAAGTAAATCACGCTTCAATTGTAATTTTATGGGTTCGAAGATAATTTCTAATAACCTATTTTCTAGGGTACTTTCCACTCCATTAACATAGTCGAAAAGGTGTTTAATAAGTTTACCCGCCTCTTCATCCGTGAGTTTTGAGAAGACGCTCGCCCAGTCTGAATAGAGAACGAAAGATTTTTTGTTTTCTGCCATATCATTTGTTATTTGCATTCAATAAATCTCATCGTAAATTCTTCTTGAGCTTAAGCTCTCCAGTTGTCATATTTTGTATTAAAACAACTTTTTCAGTCCCCCAGATAACATTGTTCCTGGTGGTAGTAATCTTCTTCATCGCATATTTTTCAATGAGACTGTTTTTTGTTTCGGTAATTATCTTAACGGCATCCTCAATCATAGCTCGGCCTCCTTTCAAATAAGTAAATGAAATTCGCTTGAATGACTTCCCCGACGGTCTGTATATTTTCGATATTGGCGTGCTGGGGTTCAGGCGTTATTTGTCCAAGCCAGTGAAGCTTATACTGAACCCCTTTGGATGGGTTCACCCATTCTCCCTTAATCGGGATTCCTTTCTTTTTTAGTGCGCGAACGTAATGTCTCGGATCAGAAAACCCTGTTTTCATTGTAATTTCAGTAACGCTGTGTTTTCCACTTATAAGCAATTCGAGAACCTTTTTTTCCCTTTTGCTCAGGTTTTTACAAATACATTTCGTATATTTGCCCCCACACACACACGTGGAAAAATCATTTTGCCCCTGCATCGGTTCTCCAGACCGTCCGGGGGCTTCTTCTTTTGGTTTCATTATGACCTCCTTTCTTTATTTCTTGCGGATTCTGCGACTGTTTTTGCCATTTCGTACTGATCTTCAGTGAATGCCTCAAATCGGCTTTCGACCCATTCCCTCAAATCATCTACCTTGATAACGATTTTTTGCCCTCCAAATCGATAAAACTTAATGGTGCGATCCATTGTCTGTTTGTACAGTGTACTTTTTTTTACTGGCAAGCCCAATCCCTGAAGATACTCAACTGCCTCATTAATTGTTAGATAAATTTTTTCCATTTTAAATTATGTTTAGTTTAATATAGTAACTGTTATTTTAATACTATAAAGATACATTCCTTATTATCAGTAATTTAGCATAAAGCAAATGTAGTCGGTGGAATTTTCAAAAGCAAATAAAAAAGAGGAAAGTTGTTGACAAAAACGCAAAATATTGAAATGCAGAACATTAGATTTTAAAAAAATAAATGGTTTTCTTAAATAGAAAACCCTCGAAAACTGCAATTAATCGCTCAGTTTAAGCAAAAATCACTCGTTTAATACAGAAAAATACACTTTTATCATCAATTATACACTAATTCCTTTTTTGCAGCATCAACTAAATTTTTCAAGATCTCTTCATCGGTTTTTGGCAAAAGGAGAGAATTATATTTGAATCTCAGTTCTCGCTCTGCCATCTTACTGTAACTATCGGTCACGCTTTCTGCAGTGTGTCCTAAGCTATTTTGAATATATATTCTCGGTACGTTTAATCGTTCTAAAATTGTAACATAAGAGTGCCTCGTGCTATAACCTGTGATCCCATCAGGCAGCTTAAGATCGATTGCTATTTTACGCATAGTATCATTAACTTCTTTTGTTACATCGGCAATTTTTCTCACTCGTTGTTTTTCATTCTCCTTACCGTTCAAGAATGGGAAAATATATCCTCCTCTATCTTTGTTGCCGTGCTTTCGCATAATCTCATCTATTGGCCGGATAACAGGTATGAAGATCCTTACAACAGTTCTCCTTTTATTCTTTGTCTTTTTCCGGATAAAGGTTAGTTCGCCATCCTGAATGTCAGAATATTTTAAGCGACAGATATCAGTCATATTGATCCCATTACCGTAAAAGGAGAATAACCACAAATCACGATATAATTGAATTGATTCAGTGCATTGATAAGCCTGTATCATATGGATCTCGGCTAAAGATAATGCCATCTCTCGCCTCTCACCTTTCGGGATGGTGTATTTATACCCTCCTGCTCCAAATGGGTACCTACTGCCTTTCAAATAAGGCTCTCCATCACCATTAATCACTGTCCGGATATTCCGCATATAAAAACCAATTGTTGTCACAGACTTTTCCTCATTAATCAAATATTTTTCGTATTTACGGAGAAAATCTACTGTAACTTCTGCAAATTGGATCGGATTCTTTTTGAATTTCTGCAGACTACTTAATGTTGATTTTAAACTTTCAGCATAATTCACTCGATCATCTTCATATAACCTTTTGATCTTTGCCGTGAATGCCTCATTCAAATTTGTGATATCAGACTTACCTAAGCGGCTATTAAGTGCATCAAATGAAAATCCATCATCTTCTACAAGTGTATCAATTATTGGAACAAGGGTTCTCTTAAGCCAATTCTTGAGCGTTTTTTTCATATCGCTATGTCGCTGAAGTCCTCTTTTCAAAAAGTCCTCCCACTCGCTAACTGTAAATGCTAATCCAGTTTTATAGAATTTGTGTTTTCTACGGTATGTTATTCGCCAAAATACCGGGGCAATCTCATCGCCAACATTTCTTACTTTCCGGGTTAATGTGACCGTTACATCTCTGTTTTCGTAATCAAAACTTGTTGCCATATCGATTCATTTATAAAAGTGGGTAAACAATGGGTAAACAAAATTAAGCAAATAACTTGAAACGATAAAACAAAATGGAATAAATTAAAGCATTAATTTTCTGTTTATATGATAGATATAAACCTACCGAAAAAAGATAAAAAACAATGGAAATATATTTTATATGATTCATAATCATGAGGTCGGGGGATCATGCCCCCCTCTCGCTACCAATTTCATAAGCGGTTTTA